CTGTAATATCGCTGGACTTTAACGATCCAGTATTATATGATATTGCCATTTATATACCTCTTAGTATGTGTTGTTATTATTATGGTAAAGCTGCTCCAGCACCTGTTCCCATGATTCCTTCAAACACTTTATCCGAATCAGTCTTTGGAGACTGTGGAGCTTGTCCTTGAAGTACACCAGCAGTTCTGGGTGCTTGTTTAGCTGCATTTACCGCTTCCATTGTATCGTTGTTAGCAACAGAATTACCGTTCTGCATCTGCCAGAGCTTTACTAAGTTATTTAAACCTACTTGCTCTTTAGGCTGGGTAGTAAACTGCATGAAATCTTGAATGTCATTATCTGACATCTTATAATTTCTGCGTAACTCACCAACTGTATTTTGCATTTGCATTTCAGCCTGCATCTGTTGCTGTTGCTGGGCTAACCTTTCAGATACTAATCGATCAACTTTACTTGTGATCTTTTGATCAACAAATTTACCTGATTCAGAAGTATCATTTGTAAAGGCATCCCAAGGATTAAAGTCATCGACTGCGGGAGCTACTTCTTGAGTGCTCTGGTTTTGACCTTGTGGATTAGCTATACCGTCTTCAAGAGTTTTTACAAGATCAGGTCTTTGCTCTAAAAGTTGAAGTAACTGAGCACCTTGTTGCAGTTTAGCATTTTCGGCTTGTGACCGATCATACATAGACTGAAACTTTTTTGACTCTGCTTCAAAATCTACAGCAGGGGCTTGTTCTTGAAACTCCTGTTGATTTGTATCCACCTCTTGTGAGATAGACTGTTCATTGACGATATCTTCCACGAATGATTCATTACCACCTTGTATTCCGCTTTCGACACTTGCTTCCTGTTGTTCTAATGTAGACATATACTCTCCTTAGATGTCTCTTAGGCTTTTGGAGTTGAACTGACTTCTCTCTGAACATCTTTCAGATTACTTGCCAATTTCTCCACCTCGAGCTTCACCTCGTTTTCTAGTTTACTACGTTGTACCCTTCTGTCTGCTTTAGATTCGGAATTAACTTCGTTAAGTCTAGATTTAAACTTTTCGACCTCAACTCTTTTTCTATCACTGACAGACTCTCTTTGGGCTGTCTGCAAGTCACCTTGCAAATTCTTTATTTGTTCTGACATAGCTTGCATTTGCTGCTGCATTAATTGTTTCTCTTCAGTTCTACGCATAATACCTTCCTTGTCAAATATCTCTGGATTCTTTTTAAGAACCTCGTAACGATCCACAATGCCCATCTGGAATGCTTCAAGATATACAGCAAGTTCTGCATATTTACTAGAAGGCATAGTAGAACCGGATTCAATTCTGATGTCATGTTGATCTAAAATATGTCTATCTTTTTTTAAGTCCAAGATAGCACCACTAACATCTGTATAGAAATTAGCCATAACTTCTGTAATATTATTGTTAGGCTGTGCTAATCTAAAAATCTTTTTATAGGTGTAATGACCCTTTGATAAATTATAAAGAACTTTACCAAGTTTGTTAATACTAAATTCAACATCTCTTAATTTAGATTTAGGTCTTTCACTACCTAATGCAATCATTCTCTCTGTCGCTTTGTGCGTTTCTGGTGCTTTATCAGCAAAACCATGCATCATTTCTGGCAGACCAAAAATAAAATCAATGTAAAACTCTGACTGCTGTATCAATCTATAGAACTCACCAGCTAGTGGTTGAGGTGCTGGATAGTGGGGCTCACCTTGTGATGAATCAACTTCTATCACTGCATTTGGATTAGCCCAGTCTTTTTCTAATTGGTCAATATCATCTACACTACCTAATGGTACTAATAGTTTAAGTCCCGCTGATGCTTGGGCATGTGAAAGGGCTAAAGACCATAACTTATTTAGTAACCTCTGCATCGGTCTGGCTCTAGATACATCGCTCTTGGGGTAAGGAGTGCCTGTCCAGATATTTGGTAGCGGGACTATTGGATACTCATCAGTATTTAATACTTGTTCATACAGCACTACTTCCCCTAATGTAGCACAAACTTTTATTCTAGTTTGTAAAACTTCGATTGCTGTGTAAGCTCCTATCTCAATAGCTTCTGCATTTTCACTAACAAACCTAGCATATTCTTCTTGAGAAAGTATTTCCTCTTCTTGATTTTGCATATCTATGATGCGGTAAAAAGGAACTTTTATTTTATAAAAGCGTTCTAGTATTTGATACTTCTTTACTTGAAAATAATCTTTATCCTTTACTTCTGCTGGAGTAAATACATTCATTGAGTTTCTGTTTTGTGAAGATGGATAATCCTCTTCATCGTATGTAAACCCAGATATCTCACGAATAATACCCGGTATCTCTTCACCAGTCTCAGGGTCAACACTATCATCTAATTCAGGGTAGAGGTTGACGACTTGTTCACCAGTGAGGATGGTAGAAAGGATAAGCCCATCTGAATCACCGAACCAACGATCTCTTGAGCTAGGAGATGCGTATACCCTAAAAGGGTCGAGATAAGTAAACTTGACATCACCTCTACCGAAATCTGATTCTCTGTCAATGTAAGCGTACAAATAACCCATACCAGTAGTAGCATAGTCTTGTATTGCTTGTTTCATTTGCCAGTCACCATCTGATTTTTGCCAGACATAACCCATTATTGTTCTCCATAATGTAGCTACTTGCACATCGGAGTCTTCTCTAGGAGTTATGGTAAATGCTGGAGGTCGAGAGGTTAATACTGCTTTAAATTTTTCTATGGCTGCTGATACCCTATCCATAGGTATATCAGCTTGATTACGTTGAGATAACTCATCAGACTCATCGTTAGTAAAATGATTACCAAGGTAGAAGTCTATATCTTTCCTAGCTTCAGTATCCCAATCAGAACGAGCATCACGCCATTGACGATATAGCTCTTCGTTTTGCAATGCTCTTGGATCTTGATCCATTAATTACCTTCTGGAAAATATGTAGGATTTAACATATTCTCTTTAAATTTTTGCATAAAATTATCTTGAGCTGGAGTATTTTGAAAATAAGAAGAATCATTCGGGACTCTTTCAATTCTTTCTGCACCTTGATTTAATAAAGAATCTGCACCTTGCATTAATAAAGAATCTAACTTAATTCTTTCCAATGCATTTTGCGCTTTGTCTCTAATAAGCTCTTCGTTTTCCATTTCTAACTCACCCCTTAACGATCTGTAGTAATCACCTTGCTCCATACCACTTGGTATTGGTGACATAACTTCACCAGAACTTGGAGGTCTTTGATCGAAAGGTACGAAAGGGTTAGCTTGTGGTTGTTGAGCCATTAAAGATTGTAAGTACTGCTGCATCATAGCATCTTCTTGAACTGCACCACCTTCTTGATAACTTAATAACCCACCATCTTCTTTATTAAAAAAACTAGAAGTATCTAAAATATTATATAAAATATCTTCTCTATCTTCTTGTGCTTTTCGCAAATCCCTCATAGGTTGTTTTTCTTTCTGTAAGATATCTTCCCTCATTCTATCGTAGCCTTTTTTAGCTAAAAAATTCATATTTGCAAGATCGGCTTCACCTTTTCGTTTTACCCTTGATGGTTTTGGCATTGCATCTAGTAACTTTCTTAACAACATTTCATCTCTAGCATTTCCTTCCCCACTCTCTACGTAGCTTTTAAAATCTTTTCTTTCTTTATAAGGTATTATATCGCTCATCTCTGCACCACCCTGAATTAATCTGTCTACTAAAGCATCTGATTTATTATACAATGGTTCATTCATCATAGGTCTGCCTTCTAAAATTGCATACCTCATATAAGGATCAACACCTAAGTTAGGATTGTTTCTCCTTATTTCAGGTTCAGCAAAAGCTTGTCCACCATCTTGATAACCGTACATTTTCTTTTTCTTCTTAGTTTTACCACCATGCATCATTTCCATTAATCCACCCTCTTGCATGTAACCCATTTTATTTCTAACATCTTCAGGGAGTTTAGCAAGTCCGGGGTTATTATCAGGGACTGGTTTTAAATTAGACATAGCCTGTCCACCATCTTCGTATTTATCAACCATGCCACCGCCCATGTACTGCTTTGCATTGACCATACCGCCACCATACATGCCAGTCATATTTTTTAGTGTAGCCTGTGCTATCAGTCTATCTATTTCAGAATGACCTCCTGCCTCTGGCATATCGTTTAATTTTTCCAATGTGGGAACTCCTATCATGTCCACAGCTTCTTTGCGAATCACAAATTCACCGGGGGTTAATATTGCTTTTACTGTATCTGTAGTACCGGGCATTAGTCTCTAATCTCAAAATGGGGAAAATCATCGAAACGATTGTCCATTACTTTAAAATCCATATCCCAGTCCCCGCCCCATCTTAAATTGTAACCCATGCTCCTGCCAATGCCGATAACAAAGCCAGCGAAAAGAGTCTGCCTTTCTCTATCTTTCCAATCCACAGGATAAGGGGTAACGTCAACGGCTTTAGAAGGACTAGAGTTGTGCCTACCGTTAGGATACTTAAGTTTAGTGCGACCTTCATCATATAATTTGTTTTGCCTTTCTTTGCTTCTATGCCCTTCTAGAATAGAACAGTCCACATGTTTGATTACTTCATTAAATACTTCTTGCAAACGCTCATCGCAAGTAGACAATCTAGACTTTGATCTTTTAGAAAAGTATGGCATGTGGATTTGAATTTAAATATAAGTTATACATAAACAAAAGACAAATAATATTTTTATGCACGAGATCCAGTCATCCAGTTGTACGCTTTTTTCTTCATACGTCTAACAGGACTAGCTTCTTCATTTAGTAATGATTCTCGTTTAGTCCTTGTACTCTTAGGAGCTTTAGCAAAGTAGTCTGCATAATACAGGGCATCCATAACGTCATCGTTTCTTGGCTTAGGATGTTCAAAGAACTCATCTACCAGTTCTGTCATTTCTCTTCTAATGTAAAGTTTTTTAGAATTAACAATAACTCCCAAGCTTGTTTCGAGCCTGTCTTGCTTTTTTATTCTAGCGGGTGGTTTAACCCCTTTAAAGATTCCGGGCATCAGTCTTTTCTCACTAGCAGACATCCTCGTTACCATATCTCTAACCATTTCCTGTGCAGCTACGGTTTCTATTGTAACTCTCCTTACAGGTGTATATTTGTTTGCTAGTCTTATAATTTCTTTTGGTACATCA